ATACGCAATTGTGATTTCTCCATCGCTTCTAAAGTCAAACAGAATCTGCGTACTATCATTATGCTTCATATTATGAATCAAGTCGATGAGATACTTAATAAGTGCTTGTGCGTCAATGATACCAGTCAAATCGAGAAACACCCCCTTAGTGCTCAAAACCTGTTTAGCGGCGCTCATTCTACTCTTGCTAGTATGGTCGCCATGTCTCTAAATCACTTTGTCACCTTGCCAAATAAGGAATTATTAGTACTGGCAAGGTGACAAGTTGTAATGGTGTGCATCAGGGTTCAATAAACAAGCAGTCCTCCCCCGCCGGAACCTTGCTTTCGTAGACATAGGGTCCCCCGAAGGCATCCACCTGCTTTCGCGGAACCGCGTCGCGCGACCATCGCGCGATGGCCTTGTAGAGTTGGAAACCCCCGTAGCGCTCGTGCTTGTCCCCCTCGCGCGCGTTGCGGAACAAGACCGACGTGCCGTCTGGCAGGGTCAACCACTGCATAAACATCTTGTAGAGCGGATTGGAAGCGTACTCCTCCGACACACCGTGCGGAAAGCAGTCCCAGAACACGGACGCCGCTAGTCGCACAAGGTCAAACGACGCGTTGGGTTTCACTTCGGGATATTTCGGGTTGTAAAAGGGTTCTACGTTATACTGACCACCCGCTTCCTCGTCGGGGTGAAACTGGTCGGACATGAAGAACTTTGCTTCGCGCAGTTTTGGCAGTTTGACGGAAAAGGTTGCGCGGTCAAAGTCGATGATTTTGATGAGTTTGCCGTACGTGGGTACGCGATACGTCTTTTTGCCGCACATATTGTAGTATAAAAATTCCTTGCTCGTCGGAACATACATCACGTTCATCACATGAAGATCGTTATGCACGAGTCCAAAGGTCCGCTGGGCGAAGGCCATCGCGAAAATGACCTGCGCCATCCACGCGCACCTCTTCTCAATCTCAGGGTTCTCCTTGTACAGTTTGTAGAGTGTGCCTTCGCACTGCTCCATGACTGTGATTTGGATGGGCGCGTCGTTAAAGACGGCGTGTGCGAATCCTTCGCTGTTTTCGTCGTCCTCAAAGGGTTCCTCGTCGGGTTCCGTGGATCCGCCCGACGACCGCGACCGGATTTCAAAGCAGTAGTCTGTCGAACACCCCGAGTCATAAGAACCCTCGTCGTCTTCGTCGTCGTCAGTATCCTCCTCCTCTTCTTCTTCCTCATGCTCCTCTGTCGGAAGGGGTACATTTTCCGAAGGAGCACTGGCCGAGACGGCCAACGGCGGCAGGTCTTCTATCCCAAGATCCACCTCGCCATCCGCATCCTCCATCTCGATCTTGTCAGGCGACTTGATTTTCAGTTCAAAAAAGTGGCCAATGTTTTGGGAGAACCATGGGCGGTCGCACAGGTCTTCGTAGTCGTACGAAATGTCGACGATATTCTTCTCGGCGACGCCGGAAAAGACGCCGTACACTTTGGGGAAGTGGGCGCACCCGGTCTCGGACAGCAGGATGGATGCGAGGGAACCCACATAGGCCGAGTTGTGTGCCGACTGGAGGCGGGTGCTGCGGGTATCCTCGCTGTGCGGCAGTCCGGTACCCGCATAGTCGCCGCGCATGACGTTGTACGGCGAGTAGAGCATGGATTTCTTCAGATGAACCTTTTGCTCCACACCAGCCGAGTAGATGCGGTCGGGTCCCGCGATGGTCTGAATGCCGTATCGTGACTTTATGCCGAATGCGTAGGGAGTGCGCACCGTCTCCATCTTGAAGAGTTTCTGGATGCAGGGAAAGTAGGGTTGGATGCGGCGAAGACCCCACTGCGCCTGCGCCTGCTCCTGAAGGCTCTGGAGGTTTGTCTGCTTCTGGACGTCGATAGAACAGTTTGTCGTACGGAGGTCCGGAACATGTTTGGGCGTTGGTGGCATTATGTTTACATCTGAAACATCAAAGCACTGTTTTTACGCTGGCGCTCGCCGCCGCCGCCTTCCGATGGACCTCGCGCTGCCGGTCGCTGTACTTGACCGTCATATCAAGCAGTGAACCCTCTTCAGGTACCCAATAGTCGAACAAGTCTCCAAATACGTAGTTGAACACATACTTCATCTTGTAGGAGAGGTCGTCCAGGAACACAAACACGGCAAACATGAAGAACATGCCACTGGTGTACGAGTCTACAAAATCCTCGAGACCCTTGCGGATCGGAATGATCGGGGCGGCAGTGTCCAGATAGTACGTCAACCAGAAGGCCGATATGGCGATGATGATGAGTTCGATAGAAATGTCGTAGAGATTGAAGAGTATACCTTTATTTTCCCACACTTTCAGCTTCTTCTTTTCGGGGTCGTCTTCTGCCCACGGGTCGTACGGGTCGAAGGAGTACCATAGAATATACGACAGAATTGCACCGGCCAGGGTGTATACCAGCGCAAAGATAGCAATATTGCCCGTCACACGCAGCGAATCGTTGCGAGTCAGCATTTTTGAGTGGATGCTGTACGCGTAATCGTCTGCTTTCTTTCCCATTGTATACAAGCAGCAAAAAATAGAGGTCTACAGTGTAAGAGGATGAATTTTAACATTCGAAAATTCAACATGAACGTCATCAAGGAGCGGTGCGCACTCGACTCGCGCAAGTCGCCCATGATTGTCATCATCGGAAAGAAAGATACCGGAAAATCTTTCTTGGTCCGCGACATTCTCTTTCACACGCAAGAATGCTTTCCTATCGGCACCGTCATTTCCGGTACGGAAGTCGCCAACGAGTTCTTTCAGCACATGGTGCCTTCGAAACTCATTCACGACAAGTACAAACCCGAAATCATTATGAACGTTATTAAGCGTCAACTAGGACTGAAGCAGCAACGGAATCTTTCGAAATCGTCGAGCATCGATCCTCGTACCTTTTTGATTCTGGACGACTGCTTGTACGACGCCTCGTGGATCCGAGAAGAGTCTACGCGCTACGTCTTCATGAACGGCCGTCACGTCGATTTGTCGACCATGATTACCATGCAGTACCCACTCGGTATCACGCCCAATCTGCGCACCAACGTGGACTTTGTGTTCATCCTCCGCGAAAACATCTTGGGCAACCGCAAACGTATCTACGAAAATTACGCAGGTATGTTTCCGACATTTGAAATGTTTTGCCAGTTCATGGACCAGTGCACCGAAAATTACGAATGTCTCGTCATTTGTAATTCCAGCCCCTCCAACAAATTAGACGATCAGGTCTTCTGGTACAAGGCCAGTGACCATCCGCCGTTTCATCTCTGCTCGGATTCCTTATGGGCGGACAACAAACCGTTCATGTCCACCATGCTGGCATCGGGCGAATACAATCCTGCCGAAATGGCGAGTTCGCGCAAGGGGCCTACGGTCTGGGTCAAAAAAGGCGGCGACGGCGGCGGAGGGTCTGGCGGCGGTTCGAGCGGCGGCGCCGGACGGTTTTAACCCTGCGACGACGACCTCCTCCTGGTAGAGGTCTAAACCCTCTACTTATTAACCATCGGACATTGTTGATATACATGATCGCCTTTCGGTATTTTTCATCATCGTTCGCATACCGTGCGTCCTCGCTCGGCGCAGCTTCAAACGCAGGAGCGTTCTCTCGCACTGCAGGATCTATGATCTCTATGGCTGCATACATGTCCGTAGTTTTTGTATCGGTAATTTCTGCGTTGCGGTCGTCCCAGTCGCCTAAAAACTCGTCCACTCTTTCCAGTGCATCCCGCCATCGCCCAGCGCGAATATATCCAGCGATCGCCTTTGCGTCTCCCACCATTGCGTTTGCTCTTGCTTCGCCCATTGTAAACTCTCAACATTTAATACACATCCCACAATAATGGACGCAGAGTACGAGATCCTCGTGTATGAGCACAATTCCATGTACGACTCGCGCGATGCAAGTGCTGCAAATGTTTTAGACGTATTTTTGGAGACGTGCAGAGAGTATGTGAACCCCGAGTACGTCAATCAAAATTACACGGAGTTCCATTCGAGCAGCAAGTTTGTATCCTACGCCGACCGCTCCGGAAACGACAAACCGATGCTCGTCATTTTAATGGGAACGATCACTGACGAAATGGTGGTCGCAATACAGGACGGACTGAAAAAACTGTACGTCCGCGTCTGCGAAGACTGCGGAAATGAGATGACCGATGTATCTCGGTGTGATCGCTGCTAATTAATACGACCAGTTCACGAGATAACTCGCCTCGCTGTACGCGAACCACTC